CTTATAAAAGGCGAAATTACATTATGTAGAACCGTTTCCCCATAATCAGGTTGTAAATATACATCTCTATTTGGTATCAGATCGCGAATAGTATACGTTCTCTCGTTGGACTCCGTTTTTGGCTCAAAAAAGTATTCGTTAGTTCTCGGATCAAACATAATAAACGACGCTTCCGAGGTTTCAAACTCGAACCCAATACTTACTATTTTACTAAAATCGACGCCAACCACCTTTCCGCCCTTTGTTCGACGGCGCGTTTGCTTGCGTCGTTTGGTTCGTTTAATGGTACGACGAGCCATGAATATATACTGTATATATATTCATTTTGTGGTTATGGTCTGACCAATAATAGCTCATTGACCGTCTTGTTCAACTGGTGTAGTTTGTTGATAAACAACATATCAATCTGCATATTAAACCCATTGATATAGTGATTGTCCACAATGTCATACGGAACAAACCCTAATCGGTCCATCTCCGAAATGTGTTCTAAGAATGTCGGCACACCCTCGTTGTATTGTCCAAACAACGGCATTTCCAAAATAATAAAGCCGGTTTTGGATAAAATGTGCGTTGCCCCGCGCAAAATGGGCAATTCTGCGCCCTGGCAATCGACCTTGATCAAGATATTGGCTGCGTCGCGCAACAACCCGGTTTGCGAAATATACGTATTCAGGTCGACCGTTTCACGTTGGATAACCTGGCAATTCTCGAAATGGTGCGTTTTTTCTCTAAATATCGAATCGCCCGTGTTTTTCATTTGATACCAATTCACTGTATCTATTTTATCGTTCAGAATGACGTTGTGTACCGAGACACTCGGGTCGTAATGAAATCGAGTGAGTTCTGCATAATCTATGCCTTCGAACAAATAGTATCGAGAGTTGGCATATACATGTTTCATAGAAGCGGTCCAATTTCCATGGTGTGCGCCAATATCCAAAATCGTATCGGGATAATAACCTTTTTGTAAGAGTTGAGCGAGCTTTTCGAACATTATACATTTTATATAGTTGTTTGTATTTTATCTAAAACGCACATAAAATTGATTGGAATTTCGGGAACGGTCGGGTTTAGTATATATTTGTTCCTGTTTTGAGAGAGAAGAATGAGTAGACGAGCCAACGACCCAAAATGCTGCGGAAAAGACCGAAATGCGGACCAGTGCCGCAATTATGCTATCGGGGACTCTCGATTTTGTAGATTACATGAATATATGTCTGAATATACCGACGCTATGCTCGACCATCTGACGTTGTGTACAGGATGTAAGAAAATGTACTACTTTGGAGATAGCACATACTTGACTTGTAATACGTGTAATAGCCGAGAGAAACCCGCAAAAAAAGAAGTGGTTATGTGTGGGTCCGAAGGATGTAAGTTCCAACGTTCCGTGGAAAACAAGTATTGCGGAAAACACCAGATTTGTTTGTTCGTGGACGAAGTGGTCGCAAACGGAAAGAGAGTATGCGTCAACTATGTGCGCGGGTGTCGCGCGCAGCTGGACCAAACGTATGCGTTTACTCGTTGCGAAGAGTGTCTGGAAAAAGACCGCGAAAAGGACCGTGTAAAACGAGGCAAAGCGGTTGAAAAAAACAATCAATTGGTACAAGCGGATGTGATTATCACGCATAAACACTGCACGACGTGTTGTAAAGAACTGCCGATGGAGTTGTTTGTGGGAGAAGCCGATGGAGTTATTACCAAAACGTGTATGGATTGTAGAACTCAGAACAAAATCCAAGATGCGAAACGCGACAAGGAAGCGCGAAATCTGCTCGCGAAACAAAACCTATTTGCGCATTATAGTGCGTATCGCAAGGATACACGTGTCCGCAACATTCCGTTTCATTTGTCGCTTGAACAGTACACGGAACTGGTCAATATGCCGTGTCATTATTGCGGCATTACGGAGACCGAGAAAGGATTCAACGGAATCGACCGGAAAAACTCGACGAATGGATATACTCCGGACAATTGCGTGAGCTGTTGTAAAATGTGTAATTACATGAAGGGAACGCTGGACGATTTGTGTTTTGTAAAACGTGTCGGACATATTTTATCCTATACCGGAAAGAACACGATTGGAAAAATATCGTTTCCCGAACTATTCGGAAGCCATATTTCTGGAAGTTATGCGTCATTCAAACGAAACGCAATAAGCAGGGAATACCCGTTTGAGATAACTCAAGAGCAATTCAATGATATTATACGCCAAGATTGCTACCTATGCGGAAAAGCAAATAGCGAAACGCACAGAAATGGAGTCGACCGATACAACAACGCGATTGGATACTTGATTGAAAATTGCCGCCCTTGTTGCGCCGAATGTAATCTGATGAAAGGAATAAATGATTATGATTCATTAGTAGAAAAACTAAAACTGATTTATGATAAACATAGAACAACTATAACCCTACCTTTACATCCTACATACACTCCGGAAATATTTGTTCAAAAACATCAAAAACGGAGAAACAACCCTAAGGGCAAGCAGCCGACCAGACATGAAAATAATATCATATAGCTCTTCATATAGCGGTTCATATAGAATTTGATTCATTATGAACAAATGGGTGTATAAATGTTTTGTATAAATGTTTGTATTTCTTACGTGTTCTGAGCTTCCGGTGAGCATAATTCAACGTTTAGTTTGAATATGCTACCCCGGCCCAATGACTCCACAAAGTTTCCCAAGTGGTTGGACTGTATCTTAAGCCTACTCCGGTTGCTTAAACCATCATTGTAGACCAACTACCATTCAGTCTCTGAGAATCTGTCATATCCTAGCATAGCGGACTTAGACATAATCCTGCGGATTGCCCAATCCTTAACATTATTACCATACCCGAGTTCTGTTCTCGGCCATGTACTGGTTTCCCGAATACATTTGGTAGTTAAGGCTCTAAGGGGTTTCCCGCAACGGGTAGTTTCGCAAAGAGTTTTTTTCTCTTTACTAGTACTCGACTTATAATCCAGGAGTCAAACCGAAGTGCCCATCAGCAGTGCCTGGTTGCTGATAGCGTAGTACTTTTCTGCACAGATGAAACGACACAATAGATTATAATAACATAATCTAAGCATCAATTCGTTTATGCCGCTCATAACACGTAAAACATTATAATTCACTGCGTACACACGGACCTTAGCAGTGGAAGTGCCGGAAACAGTTGGGGATGAAAGAACCAACTGAAGGACGGCATTGTCAATTCTGGAGAAGTTGCAGGTTCCAGATGGTTGGTGCTCCTCAGGGCGAAGAGCGAAGGAGTAGACGTTGATGCCGGTATCGGGAGCACGGGTGTGGTGCTGGAAGGGCTGGACAACGTCGAAGTAGGAGCCTTCACGCTCGGAGAAGCGGTCTTGGCCGTTGAGTTGGAGCTTGGCAGTGACCACTGGGTTTTCGCCCCAGCAGTGCATGTCCAAGGCAGTCTCGGCAAGCACGAAGGTGCCGGCATCGGACACATAGGAGCCAGATTCGGCGCCACCGTTTTGGCCGAATCCCCAGTCGTTGCCCTGGTTGAGGGCAGCGTTGGTGACAGCACTGGTGCTCTGGGTCTGGTCAAGGGCAGTGCCCATTTGGAAGAGGCCAGAAGTGCTGATGAAGGCGTTGGCGCCAGAGGTCTCGGCGGGTCCACCGAATGCGTGGATAGCATTGGGGAGAGCATCGATGGCATCGGTGTAGTTGAAGGGCTGGGCACCCATGGTGGAGAACAGGGTGGAGCCGCCCTCGAGGGAGGAGCAGTAATCCACGTTGGCATCGGGTTGGACAACCCAGATGAGTTCCTTGCAGGGGTGGTTGAAGTTGAGCTTGATCTTGTTGGAGGATGATCCGACAGACTCATCACCAGTGAATTGGAGCTGCTCAATCAAGTATTCGTGGGGGTTCTGGGCGAACTTTCTGCGCTCATCGGTATCAAGGAAGATATAGTCGATGTAGAGAGAAGCAGCAACAAGGGATTGTTGGTAAGCAGTGGCGACCGATTGGGAACCAGCGCCGGAGGGAGCCATGGTCTTGACAGCCCACAAGCACTCACCGATAGGGCGGAAATCAATGTTGATCTTGACTTCGTGGTATTGGAGAGCAATCAAGGGGAGGGCCAAGCCGGGGTTGCGGCAAAACCAGAACAACAAGGGAACGTAGAGGGTGGTCTCAGGAAGAGTCTTGCGGGGAGCGCACACTTGGGATGGGCCACCGGATGAAGCGCAAGGACCGTTGACCTCAGCGAAGGCGGGGTCAGTGAGGTAGGTGAGCTGGGTGGTGTGGCCGATCATCTTGAAGTAGCCTCTTTGTTGCTCGGAGGAAAGGGTGACTTGGTTCCAGATGTGCATCCAGTCGCCGTATTGGCGGTCGATGCGCTGGCCACCAATCTCGACTTCGACTTGGGCAATCAATTGCTCACCTGGGAAGTCCAACCAACGGGCATAGACATTGCCAGTGGAGCCCTTCATGTCCTGGTTGATCTCAGGAAGAGTCACCTGGAGGTAAGTGCGGCTGGCCAAATCACCGTTTCTGCTGATGGTGCAGGTAACACGGCGACCGAAATCGGCTTGGCCGGAGAAGGTTTGTTCGATACTCTCCATAGCAAAGTTGGTATGTCTGCGGTAAGACACCTTCCAGAAGGTGATCTCAGGGGTTCCAGTAAGAAAGACGTCTTGTGCGCCATAGGCGACTAACTGCATTAGTGCTCCTCCCATTTCGGTTCTTTTATATAATATCCCTAAATATTTTATTTTCGGGAAAACTGCCTAAATAACTCGAAACAACTGTCCGGTTTCTATATGTGTTTGTGATTTTGTGGGTTTTCAATCTCCATCGATGAAGCGTGGTTTTTACCGAAAAAAATATATACTACCCGCCGAACTCGTAGAAGAGAAAAATATGTAGTGTATGGATACAATATAAAAACATACATGTCGGGAGAAAAAACCGCGGTCTTGAAAGTCGCCGCAGAGCCAATGGATATAAAGACGCAATACAAGGCGAGATTCATCCTGAACGCAATAGAGAAGGGATGGTCGGTCAAGAAACGAAAAGATTCATATGTTTTTTCGAAAAAACACGAAGGTAAAAAGGAAATACGTATGAATGACTATTTAGAAACTTTCGTCGGCGAAATGATATAAGATCCAAAAACAAATATAAATATTGACGACACTCTCCATCTATATCTGAACATGCTGAAAAAAACCGCCGAAAAACAAATGGTAAATACGATCGACGAAAAACATACCGAAATGCTCAACCATTTCCACGATATCGAGACCGACGTGTTGCCGCAACTCATTACCGAGAAAAAACGGCTCAAATTCCGGCTCTCCCGATTGCCCGCCAATAGTATCGATACCCGCATGGAAATCTCCGACCGGTTGACCGTTATTCGCCAGAAAATCGCGAATTTGCGGTCTCAGCGCACCAATTATCTCCTCGACAATTCGAAATATATTTTCCAGTATTTCGAAGAGAAAAAGAAGATTTCCAGCGGCGGCAACAACCAGAACACGAATGTGTTGAATACCTTTTTTAAGATCAAGGCGAATTCGGAGGAGAGCGCGAACGTCAATAGTGAGAAATATACGTCTTCCAAAAAGGCGTTCCAGAACTACTGGAAAAACGTCAACAACGAGATACTGAACATCCAGGATTTCGTGGTTCCGTCGGATATGTGCGAATCGTGTCATGCAGGCGAACTGATTCCACAGGACGAGGAGGGCATTCTGATTTGTAATAACGAACGATGCGGTAAGTTTATCACACATATCGTCGATAGTTCCAAACCGACCAACAAGGAGCCGCCAAATGAGGTGTCGTATACCGCTTATATTCGGCTCAACCATTTCAAGGAAATTCTGTCGCAATTCCAGGCGAAAGAAACGACGCAAATTCCGGACGAAATCATTGAGCAGATCCGCAACCGGATCAAGAAAGAGCGCATTACGGATATGACGACCATCAATTACGACAAGATGCGCGACATTCTGCGGAAACTGCGACTGAATAAGTATTTCGAGCATATTCAGTATATCAACTCGATATTCGGCATCAAACCGCCGATTATGAACGAGGAATTACACGAGACGTTGTGTGTGCTGTTTATTGAGATCCAGAAACCGTGGGCGGTCCATTGTCCCGCGAACCGGAGTAATTTCTTTAATTATACGTATACGTTGTATCAGTTGTGTGTGCTGCTGGACCAGACGCAGTATTTGCCGTATATTCCGATGATGAAGGACCGGGAAAAGCAACTCGAACAAGATATGATTTGGAAGAAGGTGTGTAATGATTTAGACTGGGAATTCTTTGCAACGGTTTGAGATGCGTTATTTAGCGATTGGTCTATTATAATCTATAGTATAATATACCATATAATGAGCGGCAGTGGATATAATAAAAATGGCGTGGATATATTAAATGGCATTAGCGGCGGAAGCACGATTCCGGTTGGATGTGTAAACGCATATCTTGGCACATCTGACCCAGATGGATGGGTAATTGCGAATGGCAACCCGAGGGTAAACAATGACGAAAAATACAATAATTTGATTAACTCAAATATTGGCAATGGAACCATTCGGTATGTTAAAATTGAATTTTATAGTCGGTTTGATGCTCCTGGACTGGCAGACTGGGATTCATTAACTGTAGGAAAATTCAAATTATATGACAATAACAATAGCCAAATTACAACAACTCCTACATTATCCGGTTCGGGCACATACCCCACCGGACCTTACTACTCGTCTTATATGTTTGATTCTACCCCTTCTTCTAATAACCATAAAACGGCGTTTAAGCTGGCAAGCAGCGATGTATACAATTTTAATAACCCCCCGTTTAGTGTGATAGCTGATTATGGAACTTCTATACAAATCAGTGGGTATGAATTATACGGCGTAACTGACAATACGTTATCAAGTTTGGAGTTACAAACACAACTCAGACATTCCAATCCCAAAACATGGAAGGTGTATGTTTCAAATGATAACTCTAAATGGGTAATTTTTGATGAGGCTACTATTAGCAGCCCTCCCGAAAATACTACTACTCCGCTTAAAAGTGTTAGGAACACGCCTATCTCTATCTATTCTCCCCCGAATTACTGTGGGGCGTTCTTAAGAGGAACCGGAAGTCAGGGGGTCTATAGTGGACCGGCTAATGTAAACATTTCACAAAATCATGCCACACAAACTCACAACCATACCGCATCTCAATCTGCACACGCGCATTATCTGACCCGTTTTATTAATACCAGTGGTGACTACATTAATAGTGGGTTCGATTATTCTACTAGTGGGTGGCAATTTAGTCCTGGTGTAACTATTCCTGCTGGGTTGGTTGGCCCACAGCATTCAGCTATCTGTGGTGTTAGCAGTAGTTTATCTCCCGCCGTAACAGTTGCCAATTCAACCACTTCCGTTGACGCCAATGAAACCCGTCCATTCAATTACGGCGTAAACTGGATCATCAAACTATAAAAATCAATCCTACAATTGTCTATGCGGAAAGCACGTCGGTGTGATAATTTGGTTGTATCCGTCCAAGTTTAGCCATTCGTCCGTATTCTTGCTTTCCCTCATTTTCGCCACAAATACCGGCATGATGTTTTCGCGTGTCTGGGTCTGCCACACGCCCCCATTAAAATGAATAAAGCACGGCGTCGTTCCCATAACCAGGTTGTACACGATTCCAGATTTCCATTGAATACATTGCCAGTCCACCCAATGCATATTCTGGAATATTCGGCAATAAATGTCAAGGCGGATATTCATATCTGCATGCCTGGCTAAATAATACTCGATGACGTATGTTTGATCGCCGCCGTTCTGACAAATCGCGCCCATCTCCTCCTCCGATTTCCAAAACAGCAAGTCTCGGATGGCTCGGTTATACCCAATGTATCCCCCCGAATTGATATACCGATAAAAATTGGCATGGTT